TAGATTTATACGACAAGCAAGTAAAACAAAACGAAGAAACTAAAAAAGATATTGGTTTTGTTTACTATAAACGAGAAAATGGAAGATTAATACCATATAAAAATTAAAAAATGAGTGAATTTCCAAAACAATTTGTGCCTGACAGCGAAAAAAACAAAGAATGGTGCGAAAAAAACATTGACGGTATAATTAGTCAGCTAGAACAAAACAATAGTGAAGGTTCTGTAAGCGATTACGATAAAGACGTTCGTAATTACAGGCTATATAATGGTGATTTAATATATGATGATTACAGTTATGTAACTGAACAGTATAAAATGCCGTCACCAGCAACTATGGGTAATTATCCGCTATCTAAAAACAAAATCGACCTTATATGTAACGAAGACCTTAGTAGACCGTTAGATAAAAGTGTTTTTGCTGTAAACCAAGATGCTGCTATACGAAAAGAGCAGTTTAAAGTTTCTTTAATAGCTAATGACTTGTTAAAAGAAATAAACTCAGAGCTAGAGAATAGTTATGGGATGGAACTTGACATGGATAACAAAGATTTTCCTATTCCAGACGACATTGACAGGTTTATGCGTTTTGAGTATAAAGAAGTTATAGAAGAGTCTATAAAAGATGGTCTAGACTATTTAGCTGAACGTTATCAAATGAAAAAAGTATTTCATGAAGGTATGCGTGACTTGTTAGTTACAGGTAAAGAGTTTTACAAAATTTACATAAAGGATGGCGACCCTTTCTTTAGAAGAGTTGACCCTAGAACATTTGTATACGATAAATCTATTGAAAGTGACTTTATAGAAGACGCACAATGGGCAGGTGAAGAAAGATGGTTAAGCGTAAATGAAATATTAGACGAATATAGAGATGAAATAGAAGACGAGGATGTTCGTGAAATAGAAGATATGCGTCAATCTACTACAGAAAACTTAGATAGATGGAATAACAAACACAATTGGGTTGAAATAGATAACTATAAGTCTGTTAAGATTAGAGTTGTATCAGCAGAATGGAAATCTATAAAAACTATAAGAGTTAAAGTATCTGAAAACAAACATAATCCTGAACATCCATTTCATAAAGTTGTAGGAGAAAAATACAAAAAAAGAAAAGGCGATGTTATTGATACTAAACATGTTGATGATATTTGGGAAGGAACTAAGATAGGTGGTAAGATACTTGTTAGATGCCGTAGAAGACCTAATCAAGTACGTTCTGTAGATGATGCAGGTACAACATCTTTATCGTATGTAGGTGTGGTTTTTAATCATACTACAGGGAAATGTACTAGTCTAATGGATATTTTACGTCACGTACAAATGTTATACAACATAGTTATGTATCACATAGAACTTGCATTAGCTCGTTCAGGTGGTAAAGCAGTTGTATATGATGTATCGCAAATGCCTTCTAATATAGGTATGGATATGCAAGAAGTTATGTATCACCTTAAAAATGATGGTATTATACCAATTAATACAAGAGATGAAGGTGGAGATACGGCATCGTTTAATCAATTCCAACAAATTGACTTTACCTTATCACAATCAGTGCAACAGTTAATAAACCTTAAAATGATGCTTGAGCAAACTGCTGGTCAAATATCAGGTGTTTCACCACAAAGAGAAGGTGCAGTGGAGCAATATGAATATGTTGGTAACGTGCAACGTTCTGTTGTTCAGTCATCTATATCTACAGGTGCATGGAACTATTCTCACGGAATGGTTAAAAAACAAGTTATGGAAAAGCTTGCTAATCTTATGAAAATAGCTTGGGCAGGCGGTAAGAAAGCCGCATACATATTTGGTGATGCAGGATATAAGATGTTAAACATATTGCCAGAAGTTGCATTAAATGACTATGGTATTTTTATGGGTGACTCAGGTAAAGACGACGCTTTAAAAACACAAGTACAACAGATGTCACAAGCTGCGTTACAATCAGGTACTATTAGCCTTTTAGACGCTCTTAAAGTTCTTAAAGCTGATACAATGACTGAAGCACAAGTTATATTAGAACAAGGTTTAGACGCAATGAAGAAAGAACAGTCTAATATGCAAGAACAACAACAAGCTATGCAACAACAACAAGCTGAAGCAGAACAAGCTAAAATACAAGCTGAAACAGAGCTTAAGAGAATGGATATTGAAGGACGTATACAAGTGGCTCAGATTAATGCAGAAGCTCGCATACAAGCTCAGGAAATAGCTTCAGACGCAAGTAGAGATATGGATGATGTTAGAGAAAAAAATAAACTTACAGTTGAAAAAGTAAAAGCTGATTTTAGCTCTCAACAAAAAGAAAAAGACAACGAACATCAAATAAAAATGGAGTCAAGAAAAAGTGTTGAAAAAAAATAATATATTTGTAAACACAAAATAAGCAAAAAAATGGCAGAAGAAAGCAAAATAATTGATGAGGTATTAAGCAGTACCGAAGAAACTCCTAAAAGTGAGGGCTTTGACCCAACATCTTTTATGACAGGTTCAGAAGATAATGTTAATAACTTATCTGAACAACCTCAATCAGAAACACCGCAAGCTGAAGAAACGCAAACAGCTGATAATGAAGACGATGGGTTTTCATGGGAATCAGTGGAAGTGGAAGAGCCTGTAGCTGAAACTGAAGCAGTTGTAGAAGAGGTTGTCGAAGAAACAGAAGAAGATTGGGATTCTGATGAAACTGAAAATGTTGAAAGTCAAGAACCTACAGCTCCTGAGTTGAATTGGGAAGAAATAGGTAAAGAAACTGGTATTGAGGCTGCTTCTAAAGAAGAATTTATCGAAAAAGTAAAAGACGCTTTAAAGCCTGCTGTACAAGAAAATGATGTTATTAAAAATCTAAATTCTTATTTAGAGTTATCTGATAAAGAATTAGTAATAGCAGATATGCGTGCAGCTAAATACGACAATGAAACTATTGAAGACACAATAGATAGATTAGACACAGCTGGTCTTTTAAAGCGTGAAGCTACTATGGTAAGAAGTCAACTTACTAAGCACATACACAGCGAGAAAGACAGAATTCGTCAAGAAGAAAAACAAGCTGAACAACAAAAAACTGAAGGTGCTACAAAGTCAAGAAAAGAACTACAAAACTTTATTAAAGGTAAAGAAGAGTTTTTTGGAGGCAAAGTATCTCAGAAAGATAAGAAACAATTATACAATTATATAACTAAAGGGAATTTTGCCCAAGAAGTATTTGAATCTCATGCCAATGTTGCGGAGGCTGCCTTCTTATGGCGAAACAAAGAAAAGATTTTTAAGATGGTTCGAACGCAAGGCGTAGAACAGGGAAAATCTAGAATTCTGGATGGTATAACATCACCATCAAAAGGAAGTCGTTCTTCTAAGAGTTTTGAAGCTCCAAAGAAAGGCTTTGACCCTAAGAAGTTTTTAACGTAGAAATGTTTATAAAACGATTAATGAATTTTAAAAATTAAAACAAATGAAGGTTTATAATGCAAAATATGACCCTGCGTATAACACGGCTGACAATTCACTCGTGCAAAATATGCTAAAGTACCCTGAGATTGCGAAGAAAATCATTGAATTGTACCCTCGCTACTCTATGACGTACTTACTAGAACGCCTAGGATTTGGTGCTTCTGAAAAAGTAATTGGTGGAAGCTCTTTTGAGTGGAAAATCATGCAACGTTACAAAGCTCCTGCTGTATTAGACGGAACTCAAACAACTAGTTTGACTTCAACTAAAACACAAGGAGATGTTTATTCTTTGAACATTGCTTCTGACGCTTCAGGCGATAACGAAGAGTTTTGTATGCTAGCAGTTAACGATGTAGTTCGTTTTGATGTAGGCTCTACTGCTTTAGTTACAGCTGTTGGTGCAGTTGATGCTTCATCTGGAGGATTTACAACAGTTACTTTCAAACAAATTTCTACTTCAGCTGCAGATGTAGCTGCGGGTAGTGTAGTTGCTGTAATTGGTTCTGCTTACGGGCAAGGGTCTTTAGGTGACGAAGTAGGTGAAGGATACGCTTATCCAGAAACTCACCGTAATCACTTAACTCTTTCAAGAAGAAAGTGTAAAATTAACGGTATTGACTTACACGATGTAACGTGGGTTGAGCACAATGGACACCGTCTTTGGTACTTTACTAAAGAACAACAAATGACTGACCAATTCATGTACGAACTTGAATTGAACAGATGGTTTGGTAAGAAATCTATTGGTACAGACGATATAGGATACCCTGGTGATGCAGGTTCTGCTGCTTCTGGTCTTCCAATTATGGGTGACGGAATCTTAGCACAAATTGCTGCTGCAAATCAATTAACCACTGCTGGTATTGGTGTAACTGAAGGTGAATTGTTAAAATTCATTGGTCACTTATCTTTAAACTCTTTAAGAGCTACAGGTAATGAGTACGTTGTGTTTACAGGAATGCAAGGTATGATTCAATTCCAACAAGCTATGACTGCTCACTTAGCAACAATGGGTGCTGCATCAGGTTTGATTGCATCTAAGTCTGGTGAAGGTGTAGCTGTAGGTAGTAACTTTACTTCTTACTCTGCTTTAGGTAACAACATTAAATTGGTACACAATCCATGTTTTGATGACCCTAATGTAGCATCTATGACATCTGGTATTTCTGCTTCAGGATTTAATACTGCTCAGTTATCAGGTTTAATGGTGTTTATGGATATGTCAGTGCAAGATGGTGTAGCTAACGTTGAGCTTATTGCTAAAGGTGCTGAAGGATACAACAGAAATTACGTTAAGAAATATGTTCCTGGTATGATTAACCCTAACGACCCATCTTCTTTGATGGCTGCTAACGGTAATGATACATTTGAATGTCACATCTTATCTGAGTCTGGAATTATTATCCGTAACCCTCAATCTTGTGGTATAATTTTACCTGCAGGTGTAACAATTTAATTTTAATAAAACTTTTAAAAAATAGAAAAAATGGCTGAAGAAAAATACC